ATTGGCTTGAGAACGGAACAGTAAAGCCGGTTGATAAAAGACGAGTAAGTAATCAGGTAAATATCAGCGCTTATTGTATGCCGGTAAAAGTGAATCGTAATACGACGTTTTACGACTGAAATGAGTGCTAAACGGTTAGAGAAAGATAGCGACTACGCCGCATACGACTCTGATGGTGACGGCGTTGTGACAGATGAAGAGCTAGAGACAAGTAAGGAGCTACAAGAGCTAAAGATCAGTAACGAAAGAGCGCAAGCACAAAGAAGTATGAGCTGGTTCGCTCTGTGGGGGATGTTGTTATACCCGTCGTTAGTGGTCGTTAGTAGTTGGGCTGGTTTGGTACAGGCAGCAAGTATTTTAGGTGATATGGCTAGCGTCTATTTCGTATCAGTAGCAGGCATATTGGCAGCGTTCTTTGGAGCGCAGGCATGGTCGAACAGAGGTAATGGTAGATGAGCATAGTTGCTTCGCTAGTAGGGCCGGTAACGGGCCTACTAGACAAGTTTATAGAGGATAAAGACCAGAAGGCAAAACTTGCACACGAGATTGCCACTATGAGCGAACGTCATGCTCAGGAGGCCATGTTAGCTCAGTTAGAGATAAACAAAGCAGAAGCATCTACTGGTTCTTTGTTTATCGGTGGGTGGCGTCCCTGTATTGGTTGGATATGTGCGTTTGGCCTGCTTTACAACACCATTATCGTGAACATCGCAGGTATATGGGTTGATGTGCCAGAGGTAGATACGACGCTGTTGGTACCCGTAATGATGGGAATGCTTGGTCTTGGTGCTATGCGTAGCTATGAAAAAGTTAATAACGTAGCGAGAGAGAAGTAATGACTTCTTTAGTTGAAATGCTTAAACGTCAAGAAGGTGTGCGCAGTCATGCGTATCAGTGCAGCGCTGGTTACACCACTGTTGGCGTTGGTAGAAACATTGACAGCAACGGTGGCCTTGGCTTGTCGGACGATGAGGTGGATTACCTACTTCGTAACGACATTCAGCGTTGTGAGTTTGAGCTTACGACTGCGTTTCCTTGGTACAGGAAATTAGATCGTGTCAGGAAAGATGCCATGGTCTCGATCACCTTCAACCTTGGTCTTACCAGACTGATTAAGTTTAGAAACGCCCTCGGCCACATGGCCGATGGCGATTACATCCTAGCTGCTGAAGAGTTCAGAAACAGTAAGTGGCGACAGCAAGTTGGCATGCGCTGCGAGGAGCTGTGCGCGATGATCGAAACGGGGTTTTACAGTGACGCTGCTTAGTATTCAGCCCCCGCCGGGGATCGTGAAGAACGGCACAGAGCTTCAACAAGCAAACGCTTGGAATGATGGCAACCTCGTTCGATGGAACGAAGGCAGTCTCCAGCCTGTCGGTGGCTGGAACCCTAGAACGACTGTGGCTCTGACGGGGAAATGCAGGAATATCCTTGCTTATCTCGATAACGATGCAGACCGTAGAACGGTTGCTGGGACACACTCTCATCTATTTTATGTTGGGGATGATGGTGTTCTTCAAGATATAACCCCATCCGGCTTCACGGTTGGCACCCCCGATGCAGAGCAAAATCTTGCCTACGGGGGGCTGACTTGGAACTTAGGTAGCTGGAATACTCCAAGGCCCGACACAGGTAACTACGTCCCGGCAACCACATGGAGTTTGGACACTTTCGGGCAATTCGTCATCGGTTGCTCTACGAGCGATGGCAAGCTGTACCAATGGGAAAACGATCCCTCGACTATCGCTGCTGTTCTAAGCAACGCACCCATCGACAATACGGCTTCTGTCGTAACGGAGGAGCGCTTCGTAGTTGCGCTTGGAGCTGGCGGTGTGGGGAATAAGGTAGCCTTTTCAGACCAAGAAAATTCAAACCTGTGGACGCCAGCTAGCACGAATCAAGCTGGTTCTTTCACTCTCGCCACGAACGGTAACCTAGTTTTGGGTCGTCGGATGCGTGGAGAAACATTGCTTCTGACCGATTTAGACGCTCATGTTATGCGCTTTATTGGCCCACCTTTCGTGTTTTCCTTTCAGCAGATCGGCACAGGCTGTGGCGCAATAAGCGCCAACGCCTGTGTCATAGCAGATGGGTCAGCGATCTGGATGGGCCTCAACGGATTCTTTACCTATAGCGGCTCAGTGAAGTCGTTAAGATGCTCAGTTGGCGACTTTATTTTTGAGAATATGAACCCTGCCCAAAGAAGCAAGGTCTTTGGTGTGCTTAACAGTAGGTTCGCAGAGGTGGTTTGGTTTTATCCGTCAAGCGGCAGCACCGAGAACGACAAGTACGTCAGCTACAATTACCGAGAAAACCACTGGCAAATAGGCTCTCTTAACCGAACAGCAGGGTTTGACTCTGGCCCTTACGCTTATCCAAATTATGTTGACGACACTGGCATCGTGTATCAACACGAGGCCGGATACGGATACGACACAGACACTGAGATCTTTGTGCAGAGCGGCCCCATCGAGATAGGCAATGGTGATCGATATATGGTCGCTAAGAGCCTTATTAGCGATGAGAACGCTCCTGGTGCAGTCACCGCCACCTTCAAGACTAAAAACTACCCTACGGCTGCTGAGAGCACTCATGGGCCGTTTACTCTGACCTCGACCCCTACGTCAGTTAGGTTCACAGGCAGACAGGTAAACATGCGTGTAACAGGCGCACAGAATTCGAGTTGGCGTGTCGGAAACATGAGGCTTGATGTGGTGCCGGGAGGCAAAAGGTGAGGTTGCCAGATGCGACAAGCGAATACTCTCAACAGCAGGAGCAGCAAAAGAATTTGCTGCTCGAACAGGCGGACAACTTGAACTTTAAGAAGTTTCAAGATGTGGAAGTTGGCGATGCGAGGTTGATCTTAAAGTCACCAAACGGCTCACGCTTCTCGGTGACTGTAGATAATTCAGGCAACTTGTCGGCGATTTCGATATGACAGCGCAAAGAAAAATCAGTGCGGCTGAAGCGATGGAGCCTTATCGAGAGATGATTGAGGCAGCTTTAGCCTATGCCGGTGAAACGTACGCTTACGAAGATGTCGTTGACGCTGTGCAGGTCGGAGAGATGTTTTTTTGGCCTGCTGAGCAGAGTTTCTTGGTGACGGAAGTGGCTCAATGGCCGCGCAAACGGGTTCTTCATATTTTTCTGGCTGGCGGCAAGTTAAGCGAAGTGAAGTCAATGGACGAGTCGTTAGTGGCTTACGCAAATTTCCTAGATTGCGATTCCATATCACTATCTGGCAGAGCTGGTTGGGAAAAAGCCCTCAGCGACCTGGGTTACAAAAAAATACATACAACTTTGGGTAAAAATCTCAATGGCTAAAGGAATACTTAACTTTGACCCTGAAGAAATCGATCAAGATGTGATCGATTTCTATGGTGGTGATGCTCAGCAGATAGCTCAGCCTGATGCTGGTTATTTTTCTGAGTTTTCTCTACCTAGCACTCGTGAGCGTGTGGAGGTTTCAAATCCACAGCCCGATGCGATGCCTGTGATGTCGCAGCTTTTCGATTCCAACTCAAATCTGAGAAACCTTATGGGAGGTCAACCAGCATTCTTTAATCAAAGCGGCATTCCGGCTCAGATTCAGCAAGCGTTAGCCATCTTGGCTAATCAGTCTATGTTTTCACGAGTTAACGATCAGCCCATCGAGGGTGTCGAAGAGGCTTTAGAGATAGTTGGCGAATACAACTCCCCGCGTCAAGTTATGGGTGGCCAGCCATCTCAGCAAGAAATGGCTGCTTCATCTACACCAGTAGATCGGACTTTGCAGAACAAGATTTTAGAACTACAGACTCTTAATGAGGGTCGTATGCCGCCCAGCATGGGCTTTATGGGTATGAGGTTTTAGTTATGGCGGGTAAAAACAAATCAAGCACCTCTACACAATTTGATCCTCAGATCAAAAGCAGGCTGCTGCAAGTCTTCGATACAGGTCAACGCTTATCTCGTCGGCCTTTTCAGGCGTATGAAGACGCAACGGTTGCCCCCCTTGCCCCCACGCAGCTTGAGGGAATGCAGGCAGCCGCCGATGCCGCGAGAGCGGGCATCGGACAGGATCAGCTAGACGCTGCAACGCAAGCGGCTGAGAGAGCTGCTGGGTTCAGCCCATCGTTTTTCGATGTAAACCTCGCAGCCGATATACCAACGGTGGGCTCCAATGACATAAGAGCAGCAAGCCTTGACGCCGTTGGTGCTGTTCCAACATCGACAATAAACTCAACTGACGTTACTGCTAACGTAATCGGCCCTCTCGGCTTGATTTCGCCAGAGCGCGTTGCAGAAGCACAGGCGGTAAGAACGAATCAGATCGGAGTTGGGCCTATTGAAGCTCAGAGCCTTGCTCAAACGGATTTATCTCCTTATCAAAATCAGTACCAAAGCGATGTGATTGATGCCGCCTTGGCCGATGTTGAAAGAAATCGTTTGATGGCTCTGAACCGAAACAAAGCTGACGCGACACGACAAGGTGCCGCCTTCGGGGATCGTGATGAGCTGTATCGTGCGACGACGAATCAGAACTTTGATAGAGAGGCGTTGCGTACTGCTGGACAGCTTAGAGCGCAAGGTTTTGAGTCTGCCGCTCGCAGAGCAGAAGCAGACGTAGGACGCGCTCAAACCGCTGCATTACAAACTGCGCAACTGGGCTTACAGGGTCAGATTGAAACTGGTAGGCAGGGGCTGCAAAGCGGTTTAGCGGCTCAGACTGCTAATACACAGCGAAGTCTTGCAAACCAACAAGCTGACTTGACCGCTGCTCGTCAGAATCAACAAGCCGAACTACAAAGACAGCAAGCCAATCAACGAGCGGCATTAACTGCTGACATAGGTTCAGCAGAACGCGCTCAACAAGCTGCGCTAGACACAGCAAGGTTAGCGCAAGAATCTAATTTGTCGGCTCAAGAACTCAATGCTCGTTTGGGCCTCGCAAACCAAGCGCAAATTATGGACGCCAGAGAAAGCAATGCTCAGCGCCAACTTGCTGCTGCAAGGAGCAACCAACAAGCAATGTTGGAAGCTGAGACACAGCGCAGAGCCTTGGAATCTCAATTAGCACTTGGTCGTGAACAACAGCAGCTTGATGCTATGGGTATGAATCTGCGTGGTGCTAGCACTTTAGGCACCTTAGGCGATCAAGCTAGGGACTTTGCGTTTCAAGACGCCGCCGCTCTTGAGAGCGTCGGCGACAGGCAGAGAGCCTTCGCACAAGAGTTGTTAGAGGATCGTTACCGACGCTTCATTGAAGAACGTGATGCGCCTCTTAGAGCTTTTGACGTTTTACGAGCTGGTGCTGGGATATTGCCCTCACCAGTTACTCAGAGCAGCCGCTCAAAAGGCTTTAAACTTTTATAGGTGACGCATGGGCCAAGCAGTAAAAGCAATTGTAATGAAACGCCTTCAGTCGAAGATTGCCGATAAGGTTGGAGACGTTAATGGGTTTGGTATGCCAGAAAGCGCTATAGGCGATCAAGGCGCAAGCAAGTTAGATCAATTCAAATCTTTAGCTACTGACCCAATGCAGTTTGTCCAAGACAGATTCAATGACCGCTTAGAAGAAAAGCGAGAGCAAGCGTTAGGGATCTTAAATCCCCAACGCACGATCAGGAACCAGCTCATGGAGCGAGGTGTTCCAGAAGAAGAAATAGATCGAATTTTATCCACCATGACCTTCGCCCGAAACGGCGAGGAGATCACAGAAACACCGGGGGTAAGCCGTGGCATCCTTGGATGAACAAAGAAAACGAGCAGAGTTAGCAAGATTGGCTCAGTTAGGCCTTGAGTCATCATTTCAACAAGAAATGATGACTGACCCGTTTCTTGCTCAAGCCGTTGGCCCCAGCGAGAACAGAAGGGCTTTTGATAATCGGATGCAAAACGTAAGAGATTATCAAAGCCAAGGCTTAGCTGCTGCTCAAGAGGCCTCTAATCTCTTGCAACAGGAAATACCGCAAGACCCTATCCGCGACAATTTCCTTACAAGGCGAGGAGATAACCAAGCTCTTAATTTACTGCGCGGCATACTGAGCCAACGTCTAATAAGCCGTGGATTACTTGAAGATCCGACAGACATAGCGACTCGCAACCTACGCGCTGTCCAGCAGCGTAACGCGCAGATTGAAGGTCTACAAAACCAAAGTGATTTCTATACCAACATGGCTGACAGACTTCGAGCCGACGCTGTGGATCGAGCTTTAGCTCAAGGTGTCCCAGGAGTTAACCCCGTTGAGGGTTTGCCGACTCCTGAAAGACTGAGTGGTCTTGTGGATGCGGCTGGCACATTCGACAGCCCAACAGAAAGAGCAAACCTGATAAGGACTGGCCAGGAAATACAAGAGCGTCAAGTGAACTTTGGTTCTGCCGAAGATTTAGACGCTCGTGTGAGGCAGCTTTTTTCTGAAAAGAAAATAGATCGAGAGGCTGCTAATTCTGTACTTACAGCACCAATCGACAAGAAAAGCGAGCGCTTCGCGGCTTTACGAATACCTCATCAGTTTAGCGACTCAATAATAGGTTCTGTGTCTCTTGTTGACGCAAGCGACGTAAGACTGCCTTCTGGTAGGACTTTTGAGGATGTTCAAGAGGACAGGACTTTTGGGTTTATTAGGACGCCCAAGCAAAGAGATCAAGATGTTAAGGCGCGAGAAAACGTCGAAGAGTTTATTACTGAGATAGAGCCTAAACTTGCTCAAAACGCGCAGATTTACAAAGAGATCATACCTAAGGTCTTCAATGCAGTAATCAAGGATGACACGTTGTTCAGTGGCCCTCTCAACGTATTTTTGAGTGATGACGCGAAAACGATCCTTAATCCAGAAGGTGCAAATGTTGCTGAGCTGTCAGCAACGATTGCACAACAAAGCCTCAGAGAACTGTTAGGTGGACAGTTTGCTGTTCAAGAAAACATCCAGCTCATCAATCGTTTTTACAATCGCAATCTCCCGCCGATTTTCAACTTAGCGAGGCTTAGAAGGTCGCAAAAAGTAGGCGAGGCCATCTTAGCTGCTGGTTATCAGCTCAAAGACAGAATGGACAACAATCGAACACTGTTCTCTGCTGACGGTAAAAATGATTTCAAATACCCCACCCTTCGTGATGTTTTCAAAGAACAAGGTTTCGGATCAGATGGTCTTGATGATTTGCTGAGTGAGCTTACTGATGAAGAGCTGTTAGCGTTAAGGGGGAAAACTCTCTCTGGTACATACAACAACGAATCTGTTATGGATCTTTTGGCTGAGGAAGTGCAAAGGAGGGTTCAATAATGGCATTCACTCAAGCACAGGCTGACGCACTCATCGCATCATTCGGGAAAAAAGACTCTCAAAACACTGATTATTGGGAAGACGTAACAGCCAACGCGCCGGGGGATGCTAAACAAGCATTCATGGACTATATAGCTCCATTCCTCAGCCCAATCGAAACAGCAAAAACGCTCGGCGATCTCGGCACTGGGATCTATAGCCTTATGACGGACGGAGATGCCCCAGAAGAGGCTCTTGCTGTTGCTATAGGTGATTACTATTCAGAAAGATACGGCAGTTTAGACGCCGTTAAAAACTCCTTCAGGACTAACCCTGTCACTACTTCAATGGATTTGCTCTCCGTTGTTAATCCTGCCGCAGCGGTAGCGAAGGCAGGAGCTAAAGGGGCTAGAAAAGCAGCGTCGTCAAACATCGGCGCTAAGGTTGCCGAAAAAGTCGGAGCTGATGTAGCGCGAGAGTTTGTTGAAAAAACTCTCGCATCCCCAGCAAGGCAAGCTGTGTCACAAATAGAGGCAATTACTCCAAGCCCCGTGCAAACCGCTGCAAGGGCGACTGGCTCCGTTGCTTCTAGTCTTGGTCGTGCGGCAAATGTGCTGGCAGATCCTGCGCCAGCGGTTGTGCAAGGCGCTGGAACATTAGTAAGAGGCGTTGGTGATCTTGCGGCAAATGCTTTAGGGCAGTTATCTGGAACTGGCTCTGATAACGTCACGAGAGCTTTTAATGTAGGGCGATCAACGCTTCCCGGTTCAGATAGAGCTAGGCAGTTTATGAGCACCATGACTGGTGCTCCTGATGCCGTCACAGATGTTGAGTTTGTTGATGCTGCCACGCAAGGCGCTAAAAGGCTAAGAGAACAAGCATCGGATCAATACAGCAAAACATTTGCCGGTATCGATATGTCTGCTCAAGACCCAAACAGGTTTACCAATGCTCTCAACGCTGTAGAAGAAAACAAAAAGCGGTACATCCAGCCGAAAGCTGGTGCACCTCTCAAGGTTGATCCTAAGTCGCAAACAAAGAAAGCCTTTGAGCAGATAAACGCAGCAGTAAATGAATACGCTAGTGGATCAGATCAATCCTTAGAAGCGTTACTCAACCTCAGACAGAGAATAGATAACGTAGAGATTGATACATCTTCAGATAACTTCAAGAAAGCTAGGGCCATAAGAAACGATGTAAGAGATGCGATCACTCGTGACTTAAATGAGATTCCCGGTTTTAGTCAGATGAATGCTGACTACACGCAGGCCACTAAGCTAGCTGACGAAATCGCAGACGAGCTAAACCTTAATAACTATTCAAACGTCAGCCAAAAACTGCGTAAGTTGCAGTCTGTTACTCGTAACAATGTAAACACTAATTTTGGTCGTCGGGTTGATCTCCTCTCAGAAATCAACACCGACCAACCATTCGACCTTATCGAAGTAGCGACAGCTAAGGCTTTGAATCCAACGCAAGCCACAGGTATCCAAAGGCTAGGACAAAGCGCAGCTACCTTGGGTGCTTTGGGTGGAATACTAGAGCCAGCAGCAGCGGTTGCATCTACAGCTCTAAGTCCCAGAAACGTTGGTAGGGGCGCTTTTGCCGCAGGTAGAGCCTCTGCGATACCTATGGGCATCTTGTCGGCAGCATCACCGGCTATTCCCAACGTCGTGAGAGGATCAGTAGCTGCTGAGCGAGCTGGCATCTTAGGCGCTGACCCAGAAGAGCTAGAGGCTCAACGAAGACTGAGCGACTTACTGGATCAATTGTAATGCCTAGAAAAAAACGCAAAAGCACCGTAAACGCCGCAGGCAACTACACAAAGCCGACGATGCGTAAGAACCTGTTTCAAAAGATCAAGGCTAGTGGGAAAGGCGGCAAACCCGGCCAATGGTCTGCGCGTAAAGCGCAGATGTTGGCCGCTGAATATAAGCGTAAAGGTGGAGGTTATACGTCGTGAAAGGAGTAGCTCACTACACTCGCAAGGGTAAGAAGTGGACTGGAAACACCCACAAGATGCCTAACGGCGATCTACACACCAACAAATCACATACCAAAACGAGCCAAAGGCTTTTTCATTTTGATGAGTTAAGCAAGACGGCTCAAAAGAGAGCAAAGGGGAAATAATATGGCTAACACAAGCTATGGAAAGAAGCCTATGAGTCGTAAACAGCATGCTACGGCTGTTATGAAGAAAAAGAACAAGGGTAAGAAGAAGAAGTGAGCCTGAAAAAACCTCAGCGTGACCTTAAAAAGTGGACAAGCCAGAACTGGACTACAAAGTCAGGCAAGCCAAGCACTCAAGGTCGTAAGGCGACAGGAGAGCGTTATCTACCAAAGAAAGCGATTGCTGCGTTATCCGACAAGGAATATGCAGCTACAACACGTAAGAAAAGGAAGGATACGAAGGCTGGGAAACAGCACAGCAAGCAGCCAAAGAAGGTGGCTAAGAAAACTCGTAGGTTTAGACGATGAGCTTGACGGAATCAGAGAAGAACCGACTCAAAAGAGTCGGTCTGACAAAGCTGAACACAGTGAAGATGACACCGAGTCACCCTACTAAAAAGGCCGTGGTGGCGGTTAGAGATGGCGACAGCATCAAGACAATCCGTTTCGGCGATCAGAAGATGGGTCACAACTACAGCGCCGAAGCTCGTAAGAGCTTCAAGGCGCGGCACGCAAAGAATATAGCGAGAGGTAAAACCAGTGGGGCTTGGTGGGCCAATAAGGTCTTCTGGTCTGGCCCTGGTGGTAAAACGAAGTCTCCCCCAAAGGGACAAAAACGCAAACTAGGTAGGAGTAAGTAAAATGGCTATGGGACGCATGGCGATGAAGAAAATGGGTCGTAAGGGTATGAAGAAGGTGATGCAAGGCAAAAAAGCCATGCGGCCTGCGTATCCACCCAAGTAATTACAACTTAGTTGTAATCAAGGTACTGGTTGATCTGGTTTATTCAGGTAAAACAGGGGTTTAGGGGTATTGTGAAATATTCCCTATTCCTTCTTAAACTAGCTTAATATCAGTTACTTAGGTTTGAGAGGGTCTGAATCCCTCTCTCTCCGCCACTTTCTAACCTA